AAAACCAGCCTTGTTGGTAGCAGATCCCAAATCAACCTTAGCGATGGCCGGAGGCATGGGTAATTCAGTAGCACCTGTAGGGTCAGAATCAAGATAGATTGTTTCGTCGATTGCTGAATCGGCGCGATACAAAATCACGCGCTCATTCTTTGGGTCGTCAACGACAGTGAAGAAACTACCCATCACTTATACCCCTTCTTTGGTTTCTTCTTTTCTTTACCGGCCTTACTCATAGCGATGGCGATCGCCTGGTCTTTTGGCTTGCCGGCCTTGATTTCTGTTGCGATGTTCTTGCCAATTGTCTTCGGTGATTTACCTGCTTTAAGCGGCATCTTGTTGCTCCTGAATGAATGGCAGGAAGTGACTGAACATGCGATCAAGCATGTAGCAGTAGGTTTCGTTAGCGTCACCATGGTAAGTTGTTACGCCCACATCACGACAGGCATAGAATGTAACGTGAGCGCATTCATGAACCAGCGTAGCGATATCGCCATTAAACACACCGAGCAGGTAAAGGTTCTCACCTGTTTCGGTATTGCAGTATGACTGCGTTGCGCCCGCCAGCATTTCATTCCCGCCACTATCAACGCCAAGATGGATGCAGGCTTTTTCCCACTCTTCCTTCGACCTGCACAGATATACGTTGGCGCAATGAAATAACGGCACGAAGAACCGAGGAAGTTTAGGCCACTTCGTCTTTGCCATGGTTACGCTCCAGCGGTAAACAGAGTTAATGCTTCCTGCGCTTCACGAACTGCTTTATCAACCCGAGATACCGGAGTTGGCTGTGCAGCAGCAAGAACCAGCTGATCTTTGAACAATTCAAACTTGAGCTTGTTGCCAGCTACAAAGGTGATCGCCTTTTCTGCTGCCGCGGTATCACTCTGCACCAGGCGAAGGATATCGAGGTTCATCTGCTGTAATTCTGTCAATGCGGTAATCTCTGCCATTGTTGGCTCCGGTTGTTATGTTGCATCGACTTACAGAAATGTCGATGACCAGATGAAGAATGCGAATCCTGACGCTGCGATAACAAGCGCAGATGCGATGTAGAAGAAGTGGTGAGTGAAGGTGATGATTCTGTCAGCCAGCGTTGGCTTTTTCTCTGGGTGAGCGAGAACGTCATCGCGTATCAGTGATAATCCATAGAGCAATGTTACTTCGCGCTCTCGCTTTCTCATGAATCACCACGTTATTAATTGCCATTATCGAAGCCCCTCAGTAAAGAGCTTCTGTAATGAACTATGCGGATACAGGCTCTGCCAACCAGTCTTCGGCAAACAGATCTCCATGAGACGGAACCCAACCAGGCTGCATGTGACCCTGGGCGTTTTTAAGGTCTAGGTGTGGCTGAATAGTAAATTCGCCAACAATTCCAGCTTTGGCATAATCAGAGCCACGCCGAGCTTCACTCACTACATAACCGCCAGCCTTAATGACGAATTGCCCTTTGCCATTCCAACCTTCACGGTAAATCTTTGCGCCGCTCTTAACGGCCTCAAGTGCTTGTCCAAAATTCATGCTATCTCCAAAATTATTTAAGACATTGTGTGTTGATGTATTCCTGCAGCGTTCTCAGTGAGGTTTGGTCACTGACGATTCCGGATCGGATACCGAGAACGTTTCGTCCAGCAACTGGAGAGAGCTCGACGGTGGCATCATTGCCCATGCCGGAGGCGCTGGAGGTTTCGGTTGAGGCTGGCACTGGACACTTTCCTTTGACGAGCACCCGACCACCATTATCAAGCTTGCGCTGCAGAGCATCATTTTCAGCTTTAGCATCGGCCAGCTCCTTCGTGTATTTGGCATCAAGTGCAGCAACATCACGCTGACGGGTTGTCATGTCGGTGATAGTGGCGTTAGCCAGATTCAGCGCCTTAGTTTTCTCATCGCGCTGCTTCTTGTAATCGGTGGCGTTGTCGCGGTAGTGATTAACAGCCCAGCCAAGCGACACGATGATGCAGACGACAACAGCAATGACGATTGCGGTTAACCGGCTCATTTCTGACTCCAGGTGCAAACCTCATATTCAACGTCGCGGCGATTCATCAGGCCTTTCCACTTCTTTCCACCGGCATATACCCAACGCTTAAGCTCAGAGCATGCTCCGGCGTAGTCTTTGGCGTTGAGCTTCTTCAGCAGCGTGGAGTTGATGGTGGCGGTAGCGCCGACGTTGTAAGCAAAGCTGTAGATTGCTGCTCGCTGGGTTTCAGATGTCTGCACTTTGATATGCGGATCAACCTGAGCAGCGATGCGTGTCATGTCTTTTCGCGTTAGCGCGTCACACTCTTTGTCGGAGTAATATTTACTCCAGATGATATCGATTCCGGTGTGGCCATCACATACGGTGACAATACCCACTACGTCTTTGTAAGGGTAATGCTCGCGGCCTTCGATACCGGTCTTGCCAGATACCATTACCGTGGCAATACTAACAGCCCCGGTTCCGAGTGCTGCGATAATGCTATTTCTGAGCGCCGGTGACATTGCCATTCAATCTGTCCTCGCGCTCTTTGCGCTTGTAGTACCAGTTGATTCCGAATGTGCCGACGGTACAAAGAATACCAACTATTAGAGCCCAGTCATTTAGGGAGAGAACTCCGCCCATTGCAGTCAGTCCTCCAAACCAGTAACTGAACCATTCTCTGATTTTGTCCATACGGTACATGCTCTACCCCCAACCAGACTACATGGGGATCTGTTCAAATTAGGAATAGGGATGATGGTCGCTTGAACAAATCCAGGATACATTTTCGGTAACGTGGTTTGTTCGTGACATAAGGCATGAGCAGATCAGGAAGGAGGCTGTTAGCGCAGTCTCTTGCCGCCCATTTTCACGAAGCCCGCCATAGTGCGGGTTTTCTTTTTTGAAGCGCACTAAACCACCGTAGCCACAGATATTCAGCAATGCGTTGGTTGGGTCTGGTTCTTGGTGGTAATGCGCTTTAAAAAAGCCAGCGGCGCGGCTGGCAAGATGAGGGTAGTGTTGAGCTTTCGCTCTTATGGTCCTGGTAGGAATTTGGTGCAATAAAAAAGGCCGCCTAAGCGACCTCTCCTTTTCTGTTTTAATCATCTGGGTAAATCAGGGGCATCCAGTGTGTAATCCTATTGGCACCTGAATCGACGAATGCCTTCGACCTCTGCCAATATTCACCCATACATGCAAGCCTGAAAACATCACCGGAATCACTTAGAGCTATAACATCTTTAGACCATATGTCCTTTTGGCTTTCTGGAAGTCGCTCATCAACACTGATCCACTGGCTTTTAATATCATCCATAACAACCTCGTCTAGTTGCTCGTCAATGTTAGCTATGGCAGGCAGTGACGATACTGCTTTTCGACTGGCCGGTCTAGCCATAGCTTAAACGCAAAAACGCCCCGAGATATTAACTCAGGGCGCTTGAATGAATGCAGTAATCCATCATTGAGTTAAGGTTAAACAAAAATCGCCACTTTGTAAAGTGTAATTTTTCTAGATAAATCCTATTTCATAGAAAATACTCACTACTGTGTGACTTTGTTCAACATCCGGTTTGCGTATTCCTCCTGTTTGATGCACTCTCCAACCAGGCTTTCAAAGAAATTCTTGTACGACCTGCGCCACGTGGTTTCAGGTATATCCATCAACGTCGCGCAGATATATTTACGAATGCTATCAGGTAGCAATCTGGCATATCCACGTCCATTGCACCGGCTGCACGTTTTATAAGCTGGTGAGCCGCCTTGTAGAATAGTTTTCTCTTTGTCCAGCACCACTCCCTTCCCATTACACTGGCACGCATTGGTCAGAACCCCCTTCCCTTTGCATTTGTGGCAAAGCACCTTAGCCGTTTCCCGCCTTTCCTCCAGATTAGGCCTGCCGATATGCTTCATCGTCATCACCTGCGCTTCGACGAATTTATTACCCTGGCAGCAGTCGCACGTTCTTGTGCTGGCGGCGCTGCGTGCATAGTCAGCAAATGCGAACGTTGCGAGCACTTGCATCACTTTCAGCTTAATATCTGTCTCTAGCTTGCGTAAGGCTGCAACCTTGTCGCTCTTCTCCATTGCATATTGAGTTAAAAGTCTGATCGCCCGGTCACGGTCATAGTCGCTTATATCCATCTTGCCGAGGAAAGCACTAAACCCGAGAGCGGCGCGTGTTTGTGTCATGCCAATTGCCGCCATGATGTCAGTTCCGGTCAAAGAGTCTGACGCCGTGGCGCGCGGAGAGTCGCTAATCATCGTTGATTTCGCAAAGTGATATTTCACTGTATTTTCGAGATTCATGCTTCTGCTCCTGATGTTTTATAGCGACTGATGTAATTGCGTAATATCCGGTAGTCAGTGGCGAATGAGCCCGGTCGGCGATAGATGCGTAACCGTGTCCAGCGCAGTCGAAGGTGATCAGCAAAGTAGGATTCGAATGTCATAATTCCTCCAGCGCATATTTCCGATAGTCTTCGCTGCCGGTTTCCTTGTGCTCGAGGTTCCCTTGCTTGTTGGTGAAGAACTCTCCTTTTGGTAAGAACACGCGTTCGAACTCTCCATGCCACTTCCCATATCCGCTAAGCTCCCCTTCTTTGTATTTCACTGGCCCACAGGCGCTACACAACTTCATTCCTTCACGCTCAGGCGCATAGGACCAATCAAAGAAATCAGAAAAAAATCCACTAAAACCTTGCGATGAGAGCGCTGTGTTTTCACAGCAACCGCAGTTTTCACATTGAAACAAACTCATGCACCCTCCAGTTTCTTTTCCATTTCACGACATTTACGCCGGTACTCATTGCGGATCAGGATGAAGTCTTCGCGCCGGTATCGGGTCATTTCATGCGGGCCATTCAACCAGTCGACCAACTCTTGTCCAAATCGCTCAACCAGAGTTGCTTCATATTGCTGGGCTACCGTTGCGGCCTTTGCTCCGTGTTTTGCTGATCCGGCGTTACATGATTTGCATTGTCGGTAAGCATTGCGATCTTCAAACCTAAGTTCAGGGAAGCCGCCAACGGTCTTAAAATGCCCGCAATCCCACTGTCCTCCGTGCAGGTCTGGCGGATTTGTTTCTCCGCAACTGATACATGGCTGATCATGGTCACGAAGGCGAATGAACTTGTTGAAGGCTTGCTGGGCTTGGGCTTTGAAATAATTGTCTGGCTTGAGGGCTAACTTGCGGATTTTCAGGTTTCTTATTTCTTGCTGGGCTTCCTTCTTTCTCTGCTGCTCCCTCTTAACTTTTTCCTTTTCTCTGAGCATTATTCCGTATTCAGCACCATGTTCCGGGCAACACCACCATTCGTTTTGGAATCGGTGGTGAAACCACTCACGGCATATTTTGCACCGTCGCCTCGGTTGCTTAGCCATTACTTTCCCCCTGAACCTGTACCATCGTTAGGTTTCCGCCGAAAACGGTGCCAGTGTCGATGTACATCTGGTTGGCGTAGTTCAGTGGCTGGCGGGCTGGAGTGTGACCGAAGATAAACAGATCGGCGCCGGTTATTTCGTGGTGATTCCCATCCTGAGAATTGGC